CGGTCCTTCTCCGCCATCCGCTCGTGCTCGACGAGCATGTGTTCCTGGTAGGCGGTCACCACCACGTCGATCAGCATCAGCACTTCGTCTTTGCTGTAGTCCGCCAGCGGGCGCTGCATGCCGATGGCGCCGACATACTCTCCAAGCGGCGTCAGGCAGGACGCCATGGCGGCCAGCTCCAGGTCACTCGGGTCGATCATGTGACCCCCCGTCTTTTCCATGAGCCGTGAAAAGGCGTTCTGACAGCGCATGGAGCAGAACACCCAGCGATCTGAGTAACGGCGTGGATCGCTGCGCGGCAGGCGTGGATTGAAATAGCCGAAACCCTTGGCCTTGCGGGAGCAGACTGCACATTTCACGCGGCCTCCCGGTGGGCATCGTTGGCAGTCACCACGAGGCGCTGTATCGACGACTTGTTGAACTGGAAGGACAGCAGCGCCGAGGCCTGATAGCGCGTCATGCCAAAGTCGGCGCGCAGCGCCTGCGGCAGATACTGCAGTTGCTTCGCGGTCGGCGGTTCGTTCAACCAGCGCCGGGTCTTGTGCGCGGAGTCTGCCGACTCGCGGTCATTCAGCCAGTCATCGGCCTTCGCCATGCAGACGGTGCGATCGCCAACGGCCAACAAGCGCGGCTGCAGATCCTTACCTCCGCCCACGGCGTGCCAGCGCCCATTCAGGAAGAACACACCACCCCAGGCATTGAAGCCGGTGGCCATCAGTGCGTCGTCGCAACCGAACAGGTCGCACCAGCGGAAGTTGGAGCGCTTGAGCAGGTCGATCTCCGTCATCACGAAATCGGCCAGCGCATCACCTTCCTCTGTGGTCTCGTTCTCCCAGACGAATCCGCACAGCGGGCATTCGCGGCAGCCGAGCGGGACGGTGGCTTCACAGGACGGGCAGTCCTTGGTCGGCGCTTCCCCGTGATGCTGGTGCCCGTCGAGGTTAACGTCCTGCTCCAAGGAACCGTGCATCAAGGTGGCGGTGCCGAAGTCCAGCACCACGCAGTCGGTCTTGATGACGCCGGGATGATCGATAGGATCGATGGTGCGCAGGCCACGCCCGATCATCTGGGTCAGTGTTGACTTGTGCGAGCTGGGTCGCAGCAGCACCACGCAGGAGGTGGGCGTGAAGTCGTAGCCTTCGGTCAGCACAGCCACGTTGACCACGACTTGCGCGGTGCCGGATTCGTAGTCGGCCAGTCGTGCCTTTCGCTCTGCGTCTGAGAGCTCGCCATGCACGATCACGGCAGACACACCGGCATCGTGAAATGCCTGGCGCACGCACTCGGCATGGGCAACGGTCGAGCAGAACACGATCGTCTTGCGGTCGCCGGCCTTCTCGCGCCAATGACGGATCACGGCATCGGTGATGGGCGTCTTGTTGAGAATCGCCTCGACTTCCGTCATGTCGAAGTCCGTGGCGGTGCGCCGGACCTTCGTCAACTGCTCCTGGGCCCCGACATCGATGACAAAGGTGCGTGGTGGCACGAGGTGGCCGGAGGCGATCAGCTCGCCGAGGGTGATTTGATCCGCGACGTTGCTGAATACCTCTCGCAGTCCCTTGCCGTCACTGCGGGCTGGCGTCGCCGTCACCCCGAAGATCTGGGCGCGCGAGTTCTTGTCCAGCACCCGGTCGATCACGCGGCGGTACGAGGCCGAGGCTGCGTGATGCGCTTCATCGATCACCAGCAGATCGAGGATCGGGATGGCAGCGAGATGGTTGTCGCGCGACAGCGTTTGCACCATCGCGAACGTTGCGCGCCCGGACCAGGATTTGTCCTTGGCATCGAACACCGAGGTGCTGACGCCCGGATTCACTCGTGCAAACTTGGTTAGGTTCTGACCGGTCAGTTCATCGCGATGAGCGAGGATGCAGGCCTTGGCATCTGGCTCGGCCAACAGGCTGCCGGCAACCGCCGACAGCATGATGGTCTTGCCCGACCCGGTGGGGCCAACAGACAGCGTGTTGCCGTGTTGGGCGAGAGCCGCCAGGGAGCGCTCGACCAGCAGGGCTTGGCGGGGGCGAAGCATCATGGCGGCGTCCCCCTTACTGTGCCCAGCTCGGGCGACCCGGCACGGAGGCACGTCCCGTAGCCTGGGCATAAGCGTTCGACCCGTTGGCAGCCCCTGACACCGCAGGCTTTGCGGCCCCGCCCATGAGGGCGGCGTAGTCCTTGTGGTCGGGCGTGATCGCGGCCTTGATAACGTTCTTGTCCTGGCCGTTCTGGTCTTTGTCCCAGTCGACCTTGCCGAGAAACTCGATGCCGTCGAGGTCGGCAAAACCGCTGATGCGGCGCGCGTTTTGCGCAGCAAGACTGTTGTCGCCGGGGTGAACGCCGCGCGCGGAGTTCAGGATCGCCTTGACGAAGGTGCGGCCCATGTTGGCCCACTCAGGGCCCTTCGGGCTGTGCAGGCCGATCAGAGACCACATCTTGCGACGGGCGAACTCACCCTCCATCACGACGAACTCGCAGTTCAGGTACACCGAGCCGGTGTTGTCGTTGCGGGTGGCGTAGCCGCCGGTCCATCCCTGCGACGGATCATCGAAGCCACCCGGCTTGATGGTCATGCGGACACGCACCAGCGTGCCCTTGGGGATCAGGTCGAAAGAGGTCTGTTCGGAAGCGGAATTGAAATCGAAGTAGGTCATGATCAGGACTCCTGAGTGGAAGTGGATTCGGTGTTAGGGAGAGGCGCGGCAGCTGGAGCGGGGCGCGCGAAATCGAGCCGCTCGGTAGCGGGCCTGGCAGGGCCGGCGATCTTTTCCATCAGGCGGCCGAGGTGTGGCTCCTCGATCGGATCGAGCCGCCCGGAGCGGTCCTTGGCGGGGTAGCCCCATGCGTTCAGCGTGTGGCAGACGAAGGCGCGATAGCTGGCGCCGTCATCGGCCTTCAGTTCGGCCAACGTGACGACCTCATCGACGATGCCGGGCAGTTCCAGACCGGTCTTGGAGCCGTCGATCTGGAGCGAGAACACCCGGCGATTGAAATCGTCCAGCCGCTCGTCGAGGATGCCGACGAACCACACGTTCTTGCCGCGCGTGTGCTGCAGGTGGGTCAGCCAGCCAATCATTTCCTGGCCCATCAGCCCATACGCACCCCGGCTGTCGGGTTTGCCGGTTTTCTCGGAGTAGGCCTGGGGCTGGCCTTTGCACCATTGCAGGCACAGGCGTCCAGCCACGGTGATGGAGTCGACGAACACGGTGTCGTACTTGTCCAGCACGGCCGGATCACCGAAGCGCGCGCACACGGCATCGAAGTGGGCTTGGCTGAACGGCTGGTCGTCGCGCAGCGCGGGATTCGGCCCGCCGATGTACACGGCGAAGTCTCGACACTCCTGCCAGGTGCGCGGACGGATCGTGTCGCCCGCCCAGCCCTCGACGGCCAGGTCCCCGGCCTCGAGATCGAAGAACAGAGTGGCCGTGGGTGTCAGCGTCCAGAGCTGTGACGTCTTGCCGATGCCGCTCTTGCCGACGAGCACGCCTTTCACACCACGGAGCTCGGACAGGCGCTGGTCTGCAGTAATGATGGGGAGGCTCATTTGCCGGCCTCCTCGGTGCTGATGTTGGCGAACGCGTCAGCGACGGTGGTCATGCCGAGTGCGCCGCGCTTGCGGGCCATTTCATACAGGTCGCGCAGACCGCCCAGACGGCGATGGATCAGACGGGACTCCGACTCCATTCCCTGGATCGCGAATGCCAGGTCATCGATGGTGGCGTCTTCGAGGCGACGCACGACTTCGTCGGGGCGATTGCCGTCCAGCGCCGGGATGCGGATGTTTTCCGGCAGATCCCGGAGATACAGTTCAGGCTGCTTGCGCAGCAGTTCGAGTAGCGAAGGTTTGGTTTTCATGGCGATTACTCCTGAAGCAGAGCGAGACGAAAGCCCTGCTTGCCGGTCTTGAGGGTGCGTGCCGGAGCGAAGGCGCTCTTGAGCGACTCGGGCCACGCGTTGAACTTGGTTTCCGAGATCCGGTAGCTGATCTCCACGTACTCGGACGGGTCGTCACCGTTGGCGGCGATGCGCTGGGTGATCTCGGCGAGCCGCTTCTGGTCCCAGTCGACTTTCTTGGGCAGATCGGCGGTGATGCGGACGTGCCCGTCATCGAAATGGACGACGCCGGTGTCCTTGCCTGCTGCCAGGCGGAGCTGGTGGGCGCGGTCGGCGTACTTGAGGTCCAGTGCGCGATCGACGTGCTCGACGATCCCCTTGGCAGCAGCCAGAAGATCAGCGGCGTCGTTCTTGAGCTGGAACAGCGATTCGCTGCCAAGGGCTGCGAGCTCGCCTGCGGGGGTGGTCAGGGCTTCGTCGGGGGAGAGGCGGTTCACAGTGCACCTCCCGCATTGACGCGTTCGGAGGTGCTCTTGCGCAGGCTCTCGGCCTCGTAGGCTTCGATGTCCTCGATGCGATACGCAACGCGGCCTTGCAGCTTCAAAAATACCGGGCCGATTCCCTCGGAACGCCAGCGCTCAAGCGTGGCTTCGCTGACTCCCCAGCGTTCGGCCAGTTGGCCTTGGTTCAGATGTTTGACACTCACGATGCACTCCTTCTGGTTGTTGCGAATTCGTGAGGTCAGTTTCGAAGTCGGCCTGTGCGGGCGTCTGCCGCCGCCATGTACGGGCGGATGTACGGGCGCAGCTTCTGAGGGGAAAAGCGGGGGCCAGAAAGCAAAAAACCGCCCGAAGGCGGTTGTGCGTAGTGCTGCCAACAGGTGGCGGGTCAATCTCGTCGGAAGCCATACTTTCCCTTCTCAGGGTTGTCGATGTAGTCCTCCCACTCCGTGTTGCCGCTGAACAGGTTCTGCATGCGCTGGCTGCGAGCGGTCTTCTTGTCGGCATAGGCTGCGCCGAGGATTTCGGCAGCTGGAAGGAGCCATCTGTCGTTGATGGCCTGTTCGAACATGTAGCGGACTGCTGCAGCCTGGCGCTCGCCCTTGATCGTCCAGGGCTTGGTCTTGGTGCGGATGGTCAGCGTGTTGGTGTACTCGTCAAAGTGCACCGGCAACACGGGGCGGATCGCGCCATCGGGTGGCGCGGCCAAGATGCGATGCAGCAGATCCATGTCGATGCATGGCGTCGCGACATAGTCGACGATTGCTTCTCGAAGCGACGCGAAGCGGTAGCTGCGAGGCGGGCGAACAAACTGCGGCAACACACCGCCAGACGACAAAATCAGACCCTGGTCAGGAAGACTTGTCTGGCCGAAGTGGCGGAATACCTCTTCGACGGAGTGCGCCAAGCCGCGAACGAGCCAGACGTCTGTCAGCGCGGGGCCGATTCTTGCCTTCCCCAAATGCCAGAGGGAATCGTCCAGCAGCGGCGCATCGATCCCTTTTCGCAGAGCCTGCGCGATACCCAGGAGATCGGCGATGGCGCTCAGGATTGCAGCTGGCCGAACGCTGTAGACGGCGACTTCAGCGGCGGGAACAAATTTCCACCGAAAAGTCTCAGGGCAGCGGTAGCGATATCGATCAGCTTGGTCATCTTCAGTCAGGTCGACTTGAACGAGATCGTCATCAAGCGATGCTGGGTAGCTCCCCGCGTAGCCGACGCAGTCGGTCCACTGCTCCAGCAGCTTCGGCGTCAATGACGTCCGACCAAGGACTTTCCACCCAGGCACCCCACGAAGCCGCTGTCCGTCGCCGTCGGCAATCGGCTGCCCAGACCGTTCGAGCAGGTCAATCAGATCAAGCAGCGACTGCGTCTGCAGGGGCTTCGACGACATCGCCGATCTCCTTCACCAGATGCCATTTGGCCAGCAATCGATCGCACAGCGCCCGGTCCCTTTCCCTCTTGGTCTTGATGTTGCACTTGTTGTCGTCGCGCAGGATCACGGTAATCGTCCGTGCGCGGTCCTTGCCGACCTTTTTCAGCTTGATGGACAGCTTGGCGTAGTTGAGGTGGTGATCGCGGAAGTCGAAGGCGGGGCCAATCAACGACCGGGCGGCCGCATAGATGTCATCGACGTCCTTGGTCCAGATCTTCACCAGGAGCGACCGTCCATTGCCGGCGGCGTAGCCGAGCTCGACGACCTTGACGAACGCGACCGGCTCGCCGGACAAGTCAAAATTACGCAGCGCCGCCAGGCTCTGGTAGTCGTATTGCTTGAGCGGGATCTTCTCGCCGGTGATGGGCGATTGCAGCAGGGTGTCCGCCACAATGCGCGCCAACGCTTCGCGCCCCGCCGTGTCTTTCGACAGCACCTCCAGGTGCCCATTGGCCGGCTCGTAAGTGATGTGCGAAGACACCGCCCGGATCACCTCCTGGGGCACCAATTCGCTGGCCTGCACGCAGTCGATGATTTCCGGTGGGCGGTTGTGATGGATGCTGATCTGGTACAGATCCACGTCCTCTCCAGTCTGCGTGTCGGGCCGCAGACGCTTGAAGATCTGGATCGCGACCGCGTCATCGGAGCACCCGAGTTGCTGGGCCACGGTCTGGTGGAACGCCGCTTTGGCGGCTGCGTCGTCGAGTACCGCCAGGTTGGCAGGTGCCATGAAACCGGAGTAGCAGGAGGCGCTCTGCCGGAATACGTCGGCCTGTCGGGCGTTGAGGGCCTCCTCAAAGATCACGGGTTCATGGACGTGCAGCCATAGCGCCCGCTCGTACTGGTTCGGAATCGCGGTGAAGGTTTCCCGGGCGGCGTCATCGAAGATGTCGTCCTTGAAGCCGTCGATGACGTCCTGGCCGGCGCCGTCTGACAGCAGCACGATTCGTTCTGCCACTTCTTCGATCCGCTGCCGCTCGCCCACCCCAAGAGCCGCGAGCACAGCCTCCATCTGTTCACGCTGTTCTTTCTTGGGCTTCTTGGCGTCCAGATCTGGCATGACGAGGCTGAACTCATCCACCATGAATTCACGGAACACCTCCGGCGGCAGGTGGCCCAGGAGCTTGCTCAGGTTTTCTGCATCGTTCATCTACATACCCCTCAAAGGTTTGGATCGGCTTGGTATCAGCCTCGACGGCCCCTTCTTCTTGTTGGGGTGTGCAGACCGATGACGTTCGGTGCACCGAACGATTCAGATTGTCGCGGAGCGGTTATGGGTTTGTCAAGCAGGTGCGAATTCGTTCGGCGAAGTGGTATTATTTTCGGATTGAAGCCAACAAATGAGGAAATACCGGTGCCATCGCCCCTGGGGGACAAGATCCGCGCACTGCGGAAACAGAAGAAGCTCAGCCTGGAACAGTTGGCCGAACTGACCGACTCCAGCAAGAGCTACATCTGGGAACTGGAAAACAAAGACGACCCGAAGCCATCGGCCGAGAAGATCGGCAAGATCGCCACCGTCCTCGAGGTCACCACGGAGTTCCTGCTGACCGAGTCGGCAACCACCCCGGACGAGGAAGTGCTCGACGAGGCCTTCTTCCGTAAGTACAAAAACATGTCCGAGCCGGACAAGAAGAAGATCCGCAAGATCCTCGATGCCTGGGAAGATGAATGACGGACGCGAAAAAGCCCATGGCCGAGGCCAACCGCATCTCGTCCATGCTCAACACGGTTCTCGGTGCGGATCGCTTTCCGGTCAAGGTTGACGAACTGGCGCTGGAGTATTCCCGCCAGTGTTTTTCGGACTCGCCGATCGACACGGTTCGGGGCGAGGATCTGGAAGGTTTCGATGGTCTACTGAAGGCCAACAAGTCACGGTCGAAGTGGCTGGTCCTCTACAACAGCGCCACCCCGTCGGAAGGCAGAAAGCGCTTCACGATTGCGCATGAGTTCGGCCACTACATCCTGCACCGTCACCAGCAAGACCTTTTCGAGTGCGGCGACGGCGACATCGAAACGGGCGACAACAACGAACGCGACATCGAGGCAGAGGCAGATCTGTTCGCCTCGACTTTGCTGATGCCGCTGGACGACTTCCGGCGGCAGGTGGACGGTCAGCCTGTCAGTTTCGATCTGCTCGGCCACTGCGCCGACCGCTATGGGGTATCGCTGACGGCCGCCGCCCTGCGCTGGACCGAGATCGCACCCAAGCGCGCCGTTCTGGTGGCCAGCCGCGACGATCACATGCTGTGGGCCAAGTCGAACAAGGCGGCGCTCAGGTCCGGCGCCTACTTCGCGACGCGCAAGAACACCATCGAGCTGCCGCACGATGCGCTGGCGCACAGCCACAACGCCTTTGACATGTGCGATAACCGGACGGGGCGCGCCCAGTCTTGGTTTTCCCGTGAGCCTGCCGGCATGCCGATCACGGAGATGACGCGCGTCGCGGGTCAGTACGACTACACACTGACCTTGCTACTGCTGCCCGAGGCCGAGTGGCAGGGCGCGCGCCACGACGAAGAGGAACCGGAGGAAGACACTTACGACCGCTTCATCCGCAACGGCCAGTACCCGGTGCGATAGCTCATGGTGGATCGATCATGAGCGCCCACAAATGGCAATTCGCTTCCCGTTTTCGCCGGCATGCCTTTGGCTGGCGGTCTGACACGCCGTTACAGCGGATCAAGGAAGCCATCACGGAGATCAAGCAGGTCGCCCGCAAGGAGCCTGTAATCGCGGCTGACGGAGCCATCACCCTGCTGGAAAAGCTCTCTCCGGCGTTGGAACAGGTGGACAGCTCATCGGGCGCACTGGGTTCGGCCGTCAACAAGGCCATCGATACCCTGGTGCCCATCATCGTCAAGGCTGACGTCGAGCCGAAGCTGCGACAACGCTGGCTCGAACGCTTGTGGCAAGCGCTGCAAGACGACGAGATGCCCTACATCGAACTGCTCGGCGATTATTGGGGCGAGTTGTGTGTGACACCGGAACTGGCGTCGCACTGGGCCGATGAGTTTTTGCCGGTCGTTGAG